TCTTGCATTCGGTTTTCTTTTACCAAAGCAAATGAATATGCTTTCATAATACTTTCTGGTAGTTGTTCCACTTCTCTACATTTCATTTCTATTTCCAATTCAACTTCAAGAGGTGGTTCACCAATAAGTATTTTAAAAAACTCTTGACTGTTCATCTCAGTTCATCTTAGGAAACAACTGCTGCTCTAATATATCAACGGCTCTGTCATCAAGAGTATTCGAGGTTTGTTTGCAGATTGCACGAAGCAAATCCACGATAAGTCGCTTTACAGCAGTTGTGGTAAAAAACTTTAGTAGTATTGGTTTTAAGAGTTTGAGCATAATTACTATTGTGTTACTTTCCAAACATACCAATATTTGCTAAATTTGCCATATAGCTGCCTAACAAAGCAATGGTCATCTGCTTTCTTCTCATATACTAAGGCAGTTTTTTTAATATGGAAGAACAAGAAGAAAAAGAAGGTAATAGTCTGATTGCCAACGTGGTTCAGATGATTATACTTTTTTGGAGTTTGGGTGTAATTTCTTGGTCGTATTTTAATCCAAACCCTACAAGACAAATTGATACTACTTTTGCGGCTGGATTATTGTCGGCTGTAACAGCCCAGTACGGTTTAAATATCAAAAAAAGCGGCAACGGTGACAATAAAAAGTCAAAAGGTAAAGTTAATATAGTTGACAACAAAGACACTAACGTAGGAATCAAATGAAAAAACTACTTCTATTATTATTACTTGCACCAATATCACCAGTTCTTAGTGACATAAAACAAGAATTTGTAACCTCTGCACAGATTACTGTTGATATGCCATATAGCGTTACCAATAAACTTGGAACGACTTATTCAATATCAGGTAATAACATCACTCCATCTGTAACTTCTGGAGGGTCAACAACTGCTGGTCAAATTGGTGGTTTAAATGTTAGCTCACTAACGGATGGCGTTCCAGCTTTAATACAAACTGATAAAGCTATTACAAGTGCAGGGTCAGCTTTTAGTCTTACAGAATCGGTAACGATGGGAGATGCAACACCTTCTGCAATAACGCCTTCTAGTGGAATTGCTTCAATACCTCATCTATCAGGACAGACAACAGTAGGATCAGGTGGTACTGCTGGAAACCTTGCTATGACTAGCCTTTCATCGGGAGTTCATTCGTGTACTGCTGGAGGATCAGGTACTAGCTGTATAGGAAGCACTACAGTTCGCATAACCATAGATTGACTAAACTTTGTTTACTACTATTCTTAGCACTACCTATAAGAACTCTAGCCGTTCCAGTAGTGCCTCAATTCCGATCTGGAAGTTCTCAAACTTCAAGCACTTCAGAATCAGTAATTAATGAAACTATTACAAGCCATCAATATCGAACAGGATACTCTTACTCTGCATCAGGACATAATATTGAAAGTACCGACACAAATAAATACATTAACCCTACAGCTACTACTCTTACGGAACAAACAGTTGGAGGAGTAAATTTTAG